AACGGCTACGGCTACGGCAACGGCAACGGCAACGGCTACGGCAACGGCAACGGCTACGGCTATGGCTACGGCTATGGCTACGGCTATGGCGACGGCAACGGCAAAGGTACTGGCGGAATACTATAAATTAAACGAAAAGGAATTAATTATGGAAACATTAAAAAGAGTAGGAATAATATTAGTTGTTATTGGTTTAATATATGGAGTTCAACAAATAAATAAACAACCAATACAACAGAAACAGCCTGCGCAACAAACGCAAACTACACAAACGGCAGCATATACTGTAAATCCAACAGACACTGCTAATTTTATGAGCGGTTGCACTAGTGATGGTGGTACGCAAAGTCAATGTAGTTGTATGTGGAATCAGTTATCAAGTAAATATAGCGTAAATACTATGATAAGTTTTTATCAAAGCTATCAACAAACTGGTGTTATGCCAGTAGAGTTAAGTAGCATAGCAACTAGTTGTCAAAACGAATAGGAGATAATAATGGCAAAAGTAACAATATGTGATTTATGTTTTAAACAAAACTCAATAGCTGTAATCGCTAGACCTAGCAGGTTTGGTAAAGGTACTGACATCTGTAAAGTATGTTGGGACAAGATTATAGACAAAGTAACTGACAAAATAATAAAGAAATTGGAGAAAGAATAATGGCGGGTACTTCTACTGGAGGCAAACAGGCAGCAATAACTAACAAGAAAAAGTACGGTGATGACTTTTACGCAAACATAGGTAAGATTGGCGGTAGTAAAGGTACTACGGGCGGATTTCACTATGACCGTAACAAAGCCCGCACAGCAGGTAGTCTAGGCGGTAAGCGAGGCAAAAAAGGCTATAAGTTTAGATTCGAAAAAGACGGTGTATTACACTATACAAAGAACGACACAGGCGAAGCAGTAACATTTAAAATATAGGAGGCAATATGTTAGAGGGTATAAGGTTTTTGGTAGGCATTTTCTTATTAGATTTACTTATGTTGTTTTTGTTCTGCATTGGGCTTATAGTTTACATAATTAAATACATAATTAGGAAGTTAAAATGACTCAAAGAAGCGAACACGGTGGCGGTGAAGCGTCAATCAGAAGAGAAGCATTAGAAGCTATGGCGTATAACGAAGAAAAACGCAATCGTAGGATAGGCAAAAAAGCGGTAGAGGCGGTTTATATACCGCCTGCTACTGGCGATTTACCTTATTCTAGAGATGTTTGGTCGCCCAAGCCTATAGAAGAGTAGTTGGCAATTTAACAGCTAAGTGCTAATATGTGCTTATGAAGAGGCTTGCGAAACTTAGTGAGATAAATCCTAACCCTAATAACCCTCGTGTTATTAAAGATGATAAATTTAAAAAGCTTGTAGAATCCTTAAAAACATTTCCTAAAATGTTAGAAAAACGCCCTATTGTTGTAGATGAAAATATGGTTATTCTCGGTGGTAATATGCGCTTTAGAGCAGCAAAAGAAGCTGGGTATAAAGAAGTATGGATTGATGTTGCCGAAGATTGGACAGATGAAGAAAAACGAGAGTTTATAATTAAAGACAATGCTTCTGGCGGAGAATGGGACTGGGATATTCTAGCAAATGAATGGGACGCAAATTTACTAAACAAATGGGATTTAAACGCACCTGTTAAACTTGATGAAAATAATGAATGGGCAGATATCGACGACTTTGAAGCAAACGAAAAATCATTAAAATTGGTTATACAGTTTGAAACAGAAGAAGATAGAAATAATTTTGAAAAAGAATACGGACTGAAAATCAGAACTAAAGGTAAAAATACTTGGTCTACTTGGTATCCATACAAAGACAGAAATGACTTTAGTAATGTCAAATTACAGTAATAAATATCCTATTTACATAGTTAGTAAAGGTAGAGCCAATATTAGTTATACAGCAAGAATGTTTGATGAAGATAATGTAGATTACAAAATACTTGTAGAACCTCAAGAATATGACGAATACGCCAAATACAATGACAAAAACAAGTTAGTAAAATTACCTTTTTCTAATTTAGGTGTAGGAAGTTACCCCGCTCGTAATTATGCAAAACAGTTATCTCTTAAAGAAAATGCTAAAGCACATTGGGTATTTGACGACAATATAAATGGAGCATGCAAATTTGTTAAAGGTAGTAAAATTCCATGTTCAAGTGCTTTAGCTATAGATAGAGCTGAAAAACTATATGATAAGTATAGTAATTTGGACATACTTGCATTTAATTACAGATATTTTGTTGCTACTGACGCACAAAAACCATTTTATATAAATGTGCATTGTTATAGCTGCATGTTAATAAACAATAACGCTAATATAGAGTGGCGGTTAAAATATAACGAAGATGTAGATTTATGTTTGCAAAGCTTAACACAAGGACGCTGTACTATTTTATTAAATGCTTATTGTATGAACAAAATAAGCACCACAGTTAAATTAAAAGGCGGAAATCAAACAGAATTATATATGCAAAATGCCACCGAAAAAAAAATAGAAAAAGCAGACACATTACGCAAACAATGGCCGCAATATGTAGAGCTAAAAATGAGATTCAACAGACCACATCATTTTGTGGATTGGAAAAAACACTTTAAACACATTTTAATTAAAAATTATTAAAAAGAGTAAAAAGGATTCAAATGAATAAGAATTTGGAAAATGGAGGAGAGGGTTGCAACACGACCTTTTTACACAAAATGAAATACTTTAGTATGTTTTCNGGAATAGGAGGTTTCGAATATGGGATACAACGAGCCTTTGATGAGGTGGAACAGCGGAGATGTGGACAAGCGAAAGGTAACATGGCGACCACTAGCACCAACCCTGTCAGCCAACCCAACGAGCGACAACACGCCACTTGTGTTGGTTACTCCGAAATCGACAAATACGCAATTAAAGTCTATGAAAGGAACTTCAATGGACACAAAAACTATGGAAACGCCACAACAATCAACGCTGCCGAACTCCCAGACTTCGACTTACTTGTCGGAGGATTCCCTTGCCAAGCATTTAGCATTGCTGGAAAGCGAGCTGGATTTGACGACACCAGAGGGACACTCTTCTTTGACATCGCTAGGATTCTTGCAGAAAAAAGACCACGAAATCTGGTACTCGAAAATGTCAAAGGTTTACTTAGTCACGACGGTGGCAAAACTTTCCAGACAATACTTGGGGTTCTCACCGACTTGGGGTATCTCGTTGAATGGCAGGTACTTAACAGCAAAGACTTCGGAGTTCCCCAAAACCGAGAGCGTGTCATCATTGTCGGACATCTTGGAGGAGAACACAGACGAAAAGTATTTCCTATCATCAGAAGCAGTAGAAAAACTAATAGCCAGCGTTCAGAGAAGCCCCAAATCTATCTAGGGCAAGCACAAAGGGTGTTGCTCAAACACTATCTGGTCTTGGTGGTGGTCAAGGTGCTAAGACTGGCATATACGAAATAAAACCAATGCGTATTCGCAGATTAACACCACTAGAGTGCGAACGCTTACAAGGCTTTCCAGATGATTGGACTAAAGAGGGATTGAGCTATCAGGTTATCAATGTCGGTGGAGGTGTTACTTCAAGGGGTATATACCCAGAAGCTATATCAGACACCCAACGCTACAAGATGTGTGGTAATGCAGTAACAACTAATGTAATTCAAGCAGTAATATCGAAGCTCTTTGCAATTACTAAAAGCGACACCCAAGAAAAGGAAGTAGAGGTATGACTTACATAGACAAAATATTAGATGACGGTAAATTCGGCAGGTCGCTACGCAATTCCAGGCAAACAGAAAGACATTTAAAAACTCTAGAAACACGCATAAACAACATAAAAATCGACAAAACAGTAAAAGATAGTAATGAAGCTTTAGGGGTAGTTGAAAAATTATTAAAAAAAGTATAAAAAAGTGTTTACTTTTCGTTTATGTTAATATATACTAAAAGTATTAACAATTAAACAAGGGAACGCCTTATGGACTACAAACTAATTTCAACAACACTAAATGTTCAACTCAAAGGAGTCGAAGACTTAGATTCTTTATCAGCAGGACTTAGACTAGCAATCATTTCATTAAAAGAAGAATTCAAACTCCACGACGCTCATTTTGACAGTTTGCAATTTGAATTCGATTGCTTAAAGCTTACAAAGTTTAGTGATGGAGGAAAAGCATTAGGAAGAAGAGCAAGTTATATGATGGCTTAACAAAGTTCAGAGTCTTGGGTTCTACGGAACCCTTGACCTTGCACTTTAACGCAAGAGAAAAAAGAAACGCCTTATGACCAAAGAAGAGATAAATATCAAATTAAACGAGCTAAAAGAACAGATAGCACAGCTCAACCAAGAAAGCATAGATATGCTTATAGCTATGAAATCTTGCGTTGGCGAAGAGTGGAAAATGCTAGAGAATGCTCGTTACGAAATCAAACAAGAAAAGTTTAAACTTACTACCGAAGCAGGTAAATTAGTTAGAGCTAGAATGGCGTTAAAATAATGACATACGGCACATACACTAACAGAACAACAGCTATAAATCGTATTGTTAAACAACGAGAAGAAGCTATAGCACGACAGAAACGAATAGAAAACCGACTTATCTGGGCTATTAACATAATGATGGCTGGCTTTTTAATTGCTGGGCATTTAATGCAAAGGAGTTTTTAATGAACTTTGACGAATTAACACAAGAGCAGAAGCTCGCAGTATCTAAAGAAAGCACTTACACAATAGAGAGCCTAGAAGAAGAAAACCCTTATTTTGTGCCAGCGGAAAATATGGACGAATATATTATGGATTTATTCTACGAGTGTAATAATGTACCTGAACATATTGCGCCTTACATAGACGAAGATAGAGTTATTAGAGATTTTATGTACGATTACTGTACAGTAGAACTAGACGGCGAGATTTATTGTTTTAGGAGCTTTTAATGAACTGTTTATACTGTGGAGATAACTGCGGGCAAGAAGTTTGTTACTCTTGCGAAGATACAGCTTTTGAAATGGGACTAGACCCAGAGGAAATATATTTCTAATGAACGCTGGACAATTTGTAAAAGGTAACATACCTTGGAACAAAGATACTGTAGGAGTTATGAAGCTCAACAAAACAAGTTTTAAAAAAGGTAACACACCACCGCAGCAAAAGCCAAAAGGCTACATACAAGAAAGATTAAAAAAAGGCAAAGTAGACGCTGTTGTTATAAACATAGATTGGCAAGGCAATAGAAAACACGATTATTCTTACCCAAGATACATCTGGGAAACATATCATAACCAAGACTTACCGCAAGGAATGGTTATATATCACAAAGACGGTAACAATTTAAATAATGAAATAGGCAACTTAGAAGCTATAACTAGAGCAGAGTTGATAAGGTTAAACAAATAATGGGCTGGTTTTTAACACTAATTTGTATCTATTATTTACTAGGTGTATTTGACGAATAGTTAGTTTTAATGGATAATGCAACTATCAGTGAGGAAACAGTGATATTATGCCAAACCCAGAAAATCTAAAGCCGTTTAAAAAAGGTACATCTGGTAACCCTAAGGGAAGACCAGTAGGCGTGCCTAATTCTAAAACACGCTTAACACGCATATTGAAACTCACCACTCAAAGGGAGAACCCCGTAACAAAAGAGATTGAAGAGTTTAGCGTTGCCGAACAACTTGACCTCGCACAAATAGCCAGAGCATTAAAAGGAGATACCAGAGCTTATCAGGTATTGTTAGAGCGATTAGAGGGCAGACCCGTGCAAGACATAGATGTTACAACTAATGGGCAGAACATAGTTATGTATATGCCAGAAAAACTACCTGACGACTATGCTTCTGAAACCGAATAACGGTAAACAAGAGTTTGCATTAAGACAGCCTTATTCTATATTTGAGATACTATACGGCGGTGCTAGAGGCGGTGGTAAAACATTTGCTGGGCTTATGTGGTTAGTAGAACCGCAATATGTTAATAACCCTAATTACGCAGCACTTGTTATTCGTAGGAACAGTAATGACCTTAGCGACTGGCTAGACCGTGCTAGAACTATGTATAGCTCGTTGGGTGGAGTTGTTACCAACAATAGCTTAATACGCTTCCCTAGCGGTGCTAAAATCCGTCTAGGACACTTAAAAGACGACAGCACCTATACAAAATATCAAGGACACGAATACCAGAAGATGTTAATTGAGGAGTTGACGCAGATACCAACTCTTGAACGATATCTTAGGCTTATATCTTCTTGCCGTACTACGCACCAAGAACTACCCGCCCAAGTCTTTTCTACGGCTAATCCCGGTGGCGTTGGGCATTTATGGGTAAAGGAGCGTTTTATTGACCCTAGCGAGCCTAACAGACCATTTATAGGCGAAGATGACTTACGCCGAGTGTACATACCCGCAACGATTGATGATAACCCTGTATTAAAAGAAGCTGACCCGAATTATGTTAAGCGTATAGAATCTCTTAAATACTCTGATGAAGCATTATATAAGGCATGGCGGTTTGGTGATTGGAACATATTTGTGGGGCAAGTGTTTAAAGAGTGGCGACAAGCTAAGCATGTTATAGATAACTTACCTGTACCGTTACAAGAGTTTGCTACTTGGGAGAAGTATTGTGCGTTGGACTGGGGCTATAACGACCCGTGTTCAGTACACTGGATTGCTATCAGTCCAGAAAATGAGTTTGGCGTCAAGAGGTATTATGTTTACCGAGAGATATATGTTAGAGAAACACGCCCAAGAGAGGTAGCGACTGACTTAGCTAATTACTTTAAAGACGAGCCTGTAGAGATGTTGATTATGCCACACGACACTTACTCTAATCTAGGTGGGAATAAGCCTATCGTAGACCAGTTTGCTGAAGTGTTTGAGGAACTAAATATAGATGTTGAACTAGTAAACGGGGAAGCCAAGAGCCACCGTTCAAAAATAAACCGTCAAGCATTATTGCACGAAGTATTAGCCGAAGCTATAGACGGCGTAGCTTATTTGCAAGTATTAAAAAATTGTAGGAACTTAATTAGAACTCTGCCCAGTTTGCCTTATTCTGATAGCCACCCCGAAGAACTAGACGACAAGAGTGAAGACCACGCTTACGACTCTCTTACTTACGGATTGTATAAGATTATAGATAACATAGACGGTAGATTGATAAGTCAAGTAGGACAGCCTATAATTAAACCGCAGCAAGGCTTTACCAGCCATAACGATATGAGCAACGAACCTTTAATAGATATAGGGCAGATATTAAACAATAAAAACAATAGGGATTGGAGAAGTTTGTAATGTTAATACAAGGCAAAATGGAGTTTAAACGGATTCCTGTTAATATAATTATTAACAAAGAGAACCTAGACGCTAAGCTACCTTATTACTGTATTAGGTGTAGGAGTTACATATTCAGTATCAACCGAGATATAGCAGTTATATTTATGGGCGAGGGCTACCCAGTAAGGGAGATACCCGACCACATGGGCTGGATTGAGTTCTATTGCCACGGGTGCAAGCGTAACTACAATTTTTACCTTCAATAGCTTAACGCTAAGGTGTTAATTGTAGTTAAAGACATTGTGTGATATCATACCGAAAAGGACTTATGAGCCGTTTATTAACTCATAAGGATAACAATGAACCCACAACTATTTACACAACCCCTATCGGACTACAACTTAGACTCACTAGCTAATAAAGACGGAGTAATAGAAGTTATACCGGCTTTTAGGTTAGATGATGTAGATGACAAGTTTATTATTAAAAGCTTAGGCGACGCCATAAACAAGTCAATGGACTACTATGACGACGCTAACCAATACAACCTTAAAAACAAAAGATTAAAGAACGCACAAATGCTAGAGGGTAAACACCTCCAAGAGCATAAGTTATACCGCCACCAAACCCCTTATATAGACAATGAGATATTTGTAGGCATAGACGCTATATTAAGTTATGTAACAGCTAGAGCGCCACAAGCGGAAGTTTACCCAGCTAAAGATACAGACGAAGCAAAAGTTGCAGCAAAAGACTTAGAAAGTTATTTATTCCAGCACAGCAAAAGGTTTGAACTTAACCGCAAAATGGAGAGTACTGTACTTAACACTTTAAGTAAGTATGTTGGCTTCCTTAAATTAAGGTGGGACCCGCTGTACGGTAATAACGGTGAAATCATACCCGAAGTTGTAGACCCTAATCATATAATTGTAGATAAGAACGCTAAAATGGGCGAGAACCCTCGCTTTATTTGCCATGTATTAAAAGACACTATTGAGGGCTTAATTGCTAAGTTCCCAGACAAAGAGAAAGAAATACTACGAAGCTTTGCTATTGAGCGTAAAGGACCAAAGAACACCACAGCAGAGATTGTTTATCGTGAAGTATGGTTTACTTACTATGACAAAGACCACAAGCCACAGGAAGCCGTAGCATGGTACACTAACGACTTAGTATTAGCTAAGTACAAGAACCCTAACTGGTTGTATGAAAATCAGGGCGAAAACTTCCTAGATAACCCTATGAAGCCATTTATACCGTTCAACTTTATGAACGACGGCTCTAACTGGCTAGACAAGACTTCTGCACTAGAACAAGCTGTAAGCCAACAAGATGTATTAAACAAGATAGGTAGGCAGAATGTAGACAACATAGCTACCGCTAACGGCTTTAAGGTTATTGACGCACACGCTATGCGCAGTGAAGATGTACAAAACTTTACTGGCGACCCTAACCAACTATTATTAGTCAAGACTAAACAAGGTCAATCTGTTAGAGATGTTGTTGCTCAACTTCCCCCGCAAATTGTTAGCCAACAAGCTATTGCTATGGTTGCTGATAACCGCCAGACTATACATAACATCTTAGGTACACCGAGCCAGTTTAGAGGTGATGACGAAGATATGGCTCGAACAGCTACCCAAGCTATGATGATTAAGAACCAAGCCAGCGGTAGGCAAGACAAACTAGTTAGAGCTATCGAAAGTTCAATGGAACGCTACTACCGATTCTTAACACAGATGATGTGCGTATGGTATGACGAAAAGCACTACGCAACTGTAAATGGTGGCGACGGCAACTTTGACTATATTGAAATGCACCGAGATAAGATTCACAAAGGCACAACTGTCAATGTCGCAGAGGGAACAACCCTACCATTTGATAAGCAACGCCAAGAAGCCGTAGCTCAAAACGCTGCACAACTAGGTTTAATTAGTCCTTACGACTACTACAAGCTAATGCACATGGAGAAACCACAAAAGCTTTACGATAACTTTATGAAGTTCAAAAAAGACCCAGAAGCCCTCGCTATGGATGTCGCAGACAACACCGCAAGCCGAGAAGCTATTGTTGACTTCACCGAGCTAATGGCGGATAAGAAGCCAAAGTTCAGAAATAACCCAACACCGCAATACATAGAGCAAATGCGTAAGCTAATGATTAGTGATGACTTCTTTAAAGCTAAAAAGAAGATTCAAGACAATGTTATTGAGTTTATTAAAGCTGAAAGAGATAGCCTAGCTGTAAGAACTGCACTAGAAAATGTAAGCATGGTAGAGCAAGGCCAAGAAGAACCACTACCACAACAAGTACAAGACACAATGATACCTTACCAGCAGAACCCTAACCCTGCACCTGCTATAATGCCTATGGGGCAACCGCCTATGGGTAATCCTGCAATGCCTCCACAACAGGGTATGCCACAAGCACCAGTTGCCCCGCCAGCTCTAGGTGGAGTAGCAGCACAAATACCGCAAGGCTCACCAATTCAGAGCATATTACAGAACGCAGCACCTCAAGCACCTGCACCAAACTTGAACCCAGCAGGACCACCTCAACCCCAGCCTAACATTGGACAAATTAGACCGTTTTAGTACAATTAAACAAAAGGAGGAATTATGGCAGAACAACAAGTAGAAGATAATGCTAATGAGGCTCCTGTTGAAAAACAGGAAGTAAAGCCAGTATTAGATAGCAGCAGACCGCTATCTCAACAAGTTAATAAGATACTAGAAGCTATGCCTAAGGAGGAGGAAGATGTTAAGCCTGACGAAAAAGCTAAAGAAGAACCATCAGAAGAAGTTAAAAAGGAAGTTGATAGCCAAGAAGCACCTGATGAACAAGACTATCAGGAAGAAGAAAGTGATGAAGATGATTACTCAGCCCCAGAGCCTGTCGAACTCCCCAACTGGCAAAAGTACATCTTTGACAACCTCCCCACTATCAAAGCCTACGGACACACCAAAACAGGACAAGACAAAGTCTACGAAGTAAAGCGGGCAGAAGATTTACCAGACACATTTGAATTCAGAAGTAAGAAAGACGAACTAGAGTTTACACAGAGTTTATCTGCACAAGAGATTAACGCTCGTCAATTACTATCTGATTACCAGCGAAAAGAACAGCAAAACCAATTAGCTGAATACCAACGGCAAGAAGCTTTAGACATATCTAAGGATATTGAACAACTACAAAAAGACGGCTTATTACCTAAGTTTAAATATAGAGAAGATGACGCAAGGTTTAATGATGACCCAGCCGTAAAGACTTCTAACGCTATATATGACATATACCAAAAGACTAACCAGAAGTATATTAGAGAGGGTAGAACCTTTAGAATTAGTTTTGCTGACGCAGCAGACAAATATTTTTACCAGCAAGCCCGTAACAACAAAACACCAGAAGTTAAGAGCGAGGTTAAAAAAGAACGAGAAGAAGTCGCTAAAGCGGTATCTGCTCAACAAGGCGCAGCACCAGACCAAGTGCGCAAAGTAATGCCACGAGGCTCAAGTATGCAAGATATTTATAGGTTATATAAACAAGGGAGGATTTAATGAATAATTTTGTATCAATCATAATAGCGTTGTTAGAACACACCGGTCTTTTAACAGCAGAAGAAGCTCAAAACCTAGTAAAAGAGATACACAGCTCAACTCTACCAGACAATTACGACAGTGCCAGCAGACTGATTGAAAAAGCAGTATCAAAGCACAAAGTAAGCACTCTTCACGAGAAAGTAGCTGAAGTAAAAAAAGTTGACAGTAAAAAGTAAAGATACTATACTTCGTACAGAAAAGGTAGCAAGCCGCAAGGCTTGTTATTTTTTTATATAACAATTAAAAGGAGCTATAATGGCAGGACAGATATTTACAGACCGTATTACTGATATCACCTATCAGTACATTTTGCCTACTTTGGTAGACAATGTGTCCAACTCAAATGTCTTCACAAGCAAGGTTTTGAGTAATACGATTGACTGGGAAGGTATATCATACAATGTACCTATCCAAACTGCGTTCAGCAACACTGGTGGTTCATTCAACGGAATGGATACATTTAGTACTGCTGCAACAAACAACACACGCCAGATGACATTCTACATCACTGGTCAATATCAAAGTATCGTCATTCCTGGAATAGAAGCAGCAGTGAACGGTAACACCGAATCACAGGTTATTAAACTTCTAACAGCGAAGATGGACGAAGCAAAAATCTCAATGGCAGACGCTATCGGTACAGAGCTTTACGGCTTTGGACTTGGTAAAGCCTTTGACGGATTAGGTAACATAGTTGACAACGGAACTAACGCACCAACATACGGTGGTCTTAGCCGAACAACTTACCCATTCCTAGACGCTGATGTTACATCAGTAACTAACGGAACAATTACACTATCTTACTTGTCTTCAGAATTTGACAATGTTAGTGCAGCTTCATCAACTACAGAAAGTCCTACACTTGGTCTTACAACTAAGGCTATCTGGACTTACATTGAAGGTCTTATGCAACCTATGCTATCTGCTCGCTACGAAAGTACAGCAGTACAGGGTTATGACCGAGTAGACGGTAAAACTCCTATGGGTACTATGGCTCCAATTAAGGGTGCTGAAGTACACGGTACAGGTGGATTTATCTCTCTAACTTGGAGAGGTCGACCAATGGTAGCTGACGATAAAGCTACAAGCCAGACATTCTTCTGGATTAACGAAAAATACCTGCACTTCGCAGTACAAAGAAGCGCAGAGCTACGAGATATCTCTAGCAATGTCGAATCTATGGCTGGTTTTTATGAAGATGTACCATTTCCAAGCGCTTTTCAGTTTAGGGACTTGATGTCATCTATCAACCAATTAGGACAGGTCGGTGTCGTAATTCTTCTAGGAAACTTAATTGATGAGCAACCTCGCCGTAACGGTAAGCTTATCGGAATAACAGGAAACTAAGGAGAATACTATGCAGAACGGACCAGTATTTTTAACACAAAACGATATTAGCCAAATAGATTTACTATCTGGCTCACCTCTACAATGGCCAACAGAACTTGGTACAGTCGGACAAACTGGCGACGGACGCCGATTCCGATATGTTAAGTTCGGTGGTACATCAACTATCAACCCAGGACTACTTATGGTTGCAGCAGCACGAGCTTCAAACAGCACAGGACTAGCCCTAGCAGCAACTAACAGCTCAGCACAACTAGCTGTTGGTTCAACAAGCCTAATCGTAACTAACGGTGCAACAGCAGTAACACAAGACCAGTTTGCAGGCGGTTACCTAGACATTTTAGGTTCAGGCGCAGTACAAACTTACCAAATCGCTGGTAACACAGCAGCAAGTGCAAGTGGTGCTATTACAGTTACACTAGTAGATAGCCTACGAAATGCAGTTGTAGTTGGTACTAACACAGTAAACTTCGAAAATGATTGGAACGGCGTAGTCGCAAGCACTACAGCTTCACTTCCTATCGGAGTTACTATCGACAGTATTCCTAACACTTCATCTAACACTTATGGTGGTTGGGTGCAAACTGTAGGACACTGCCTCGTAAGTGCAACATCAGCAACTAAAGGACAAGCAATTGTACAGGATACATCAGGTACAGCAGGATACATAGCTAACTCTGCCGCAGCAACTACCCCAACAATCGGTATTGCTAAAGAGAGTGCAGCTTCTTCCGTAGCACCTATTTACCTAGATATTGCAGGATAAGGAGTAAAATATGTCAACACAAGATTTAGGACAATATGTAGCAGCAGTACGCCAGAATGGTGTGCGACTTAACGCTAATGAGCCACTTGTTGTTGCTAGTACTTCTACCTTTAGCGGTGCAGTTAATCTACAGGGATTGGTAACTCTCACTGGTGGATTTAACTTCGGTGGTGTTATTTCAGGAGCTACTCAGACTCTAGGTACAACTGGTACAGTTGCAGTTACAGTCGGTTATAGCGTATTGAGTTCTACCCCAACAGGAAATGTTACCTACAACTTCTCCGCACCTGCCGCAGCAGGACAGGAAATATGGGTTGTAGTAACAACTTCTGGTACCTCAAGCTACAATATTACTTTTGGAACTAACACAAAGAACCAAGGTGTATTAGCCACAGGTACAGTATCCGGTAAAGTCTTTGTCGTAAACTTTGTTAGCGACGGAGTCAACTGGAACGAAGTTGCACGAACTACTGCTATGTAGTCTAGCAATAACTAACATTAAGGGTCGCTTCTTGCGACTCTTTTTGTTTTGTGTTATATTGCCNTTATGAAGTCTAGTCAACTAGAAGAAAAAAAAACTTCTATTGAACAACAGTTCAACGCTCTTCAAGACCAGAAAAAGGAACTTGAAACTAAGGTAATTGAATTAAATACCGAATGCCTTAAATTAGAGGGTGAATACAGATTAGTTAATGATTTAATAGCAAATTATAAGGGAGGTAAAAATGGACAATAACGCTTATTACGGTGCAGAGGTTAGCTCTGATACTAAAACGCTGGGCGAAAGATTAAGAGAATATTATGACGCTAGTGAGTTTGTAACTATACAAAATATAGACACTCAACCTATTCGCTATCAATTCGCAAGCCCAGAAGATGTTGAAACTTTTTCTAGCTACCCCGGACACAAAGACACAATCGTTAAGCGACCACCACAAGTAGTTACATTACAGCCGGGAGAAACTAAACTATGCCCAGCTTACGAAGCCGATTTAATGATTGAAAACCTTATTAAACAGATATCTGTACGCAAAGCTGAACAGCAAGCCAGAGATAACAAGGTATTATTCTCTACTGGAAACTGGACAGACCCAGAACTACAAAAAACTCTTATTGACCAAATCTTTGTTGGCAAAGAAGATGTAGTTAGCAAATATAACGCCCAAGTAAAGGAAAAGCCAAGTGGAGTCGAACCAAAGAGCAAAACTGCTTGATAAGCGGGAAGAATTACTTGACGAACGAGAAAAGTATGTAACTGCTCTAGTTAAGCAGGAAAAAGACTTGCAAATGCAAATTAAAGTGCTTGACAAACAAGTACAAATAAGAAACACACAGCTTGAAGGTGTTAGTTTAAACATAGCTCAATGTAGAGAAGAACTAGACAAGCTAGACAAGAAGTGGGATTTAAAGATTAAGCAAAAAGAAGCCGAGTACGGTGCTATACAAGACAACTCTGCTATTTATCAGGCAAAGATAGACAAACTAGAGGCTCGTGTAAAAGAACTGCGCCAACAACGAGATACTATCTTAAAAGAGATACAAGAAAGCAAAGATTACTTAAAAGAACAAGAAACGATAGTAAACGACACTATTGCTGATTTAAATGTTAACTTAACTGATATGAAACTAGAGGGCGAAAAACTCTTAGCAGAAAAAAAACAATTACTCATAGATTTAGTTAGGATTGAACAACAAACCGTCAAAGCACGCCAAGACTTAGAGATATTAGAAAACGACATTAGCCTTGTAAACGAAAAATACGAGGCTAAAATGGCTGCAGAAAAAGAAACGATAAAAGCCCTAGATGTTGATATAAACGCTTTAGAATCGGCTAAAAACCAGCTTCTAGTAGATACACAGGTGCTTGAAGAAGGCTTAGAAGCTAGAGAAAAAGCTTTACAGCTTAAAGAAGTAGCACAGCGTAAGCGTGAACACGAATTAAATATGAAAGAAAACCAACTCAAAAGCAGTTTTGGACTAGCAGGATTGGACTATTAGATGTATAATGTGAAAAAGGTCGCATAAGCCGTAGCAGGCTTTTTTTTATTTAGGAGCAAACTTTGGAACCCAACCACCAACGAATACCATTTGATGATAACCGAAAACCGTTTTTAGCAGGTCTATCTTATGTAGACGGCTATACTTCAGTGCCTTTAAAAGCTGACCCAGCAACAGGTCGGTTATTAGTCGCAACAACTGGTACGAGTAGTGGTAGCACAACTATTGCTGACGGTGTTAATTCTACTATTTTGGCTTCTGTTAAATCTTTAACTAACTCTAACCCTTTATGTGTTGAGATTGTAGACGCACTTGGTAACCAAATAACTTCTTTTGGGGGCGGTAGTCAATATACAGATGGTTCTTCAACAATAACTCACCCAATAGGAACTATGCCTGTTTATGATAAAGCAGGAACAATAACATCTGTATCAGTAGCCAACCCACTTCCAGTAAGTGCAACAATAACTCCGACAAGCGATACAACAACTACAGGTTCAATCTCAGGCTCTGGACAATCTGTTACATTTGCAGTAAATGCACAATCTACTGTGGGTATACAAGTTTCTGGTACTTTTTCGGGTACTATTTTAATTAAAGGTTCTGTAGACGGCTCTACATACACACCAACAACCGCTACTAGTTTATCTACTGGTAATACGACATCTACTATAACTTCATCGTTTACAGGTCAAGTTAATGTTGCAGGTTTTGTATCTTTCCAACTTACTAGCGTTTCTTGGACTTCGGGAACAGCAAATATATCTTTAA